GATTCTTTATTAAATTTAGATAGTTCCAATAACTTGTCCATTAGAATGTGAGGACGATCTGCCATATTCAATCTATATGAATAGTCAACGCTGCCAAAGGTGCCGAAGTAATTAGCTACAGCATGATTTACATATGCATATAATTCATCTATATGTGCATATGCATTGGATTCTTCAACACGGAAATATTCGTCGTTGAAGAATTCTTCCTTTATAATTGGTTTAGATCTGGACTCGTTGTATAGAACGTTAGTAGCTGTTGCGGGACCAAATTTTGTATCCCAAATAATTTTAAATGGAGTAAAGCCGTTAATTTCTCGTTTAGCGAGCCTATTGAAAGTAAAAACTGCATGCTCAAATGCCTGTATTTCATGTTTGTTCATGTAAAAACACTCCTAATGATTAATTTCAACGCTTTCCATCGTTGATAATATAATTATACAACAAGAAATCGTTTTCACAAGTTTTTTTGATCCCTGTGTTGAATTGGCAGAAGCAAATATAAATTAACAAGGATGCAACAGTCGTATGGGGACCGGGTCTGCAAATTGAAAAAGTGACTTCGGTTGGAGAACATTATACTCAAATTGTGAAGAAAAAGACCGTATGCAAGATGCAAATCCTTGCCAGTGACATAGTGGCATAAGCTGCTTAAATAAAATATGTCGTCAATGAATGTTCGGACAAACAAATTGGCGCTACTACCTTTCACGAGGGCTGCATATAAATGTAGCCCTTTTTGTTTTAAGTGTAGTAGATTTTTCATTTTGAAAGGGGATAAGTAAGACAATGCGTGTATTAATTAGAAGTTCAGCATCTGGTTCAGAGTATTGGGATACCGAAGAAAAAAGAAATGTGTTTGTACCTAAAGGTCAAGAACCTGATTTTGAAGTTACTGAAAATCCTGAATCAATGCTAAGTAAAGAAGCTGATTTATATGTTGGTGGTTTACCAATTACTGTTGGGAATGTAACGATTGATACTGATGGGATTAAAGGCGAACGATTATTAACAACTGCAAGTGCTGATGATGATGATGAACAAGATGAGCTTGTTTCGTCTGATGATGAATCTGTTGTATTAGAAGAAATGAATGTAAAAGAATTGCGTGAATATGCAAAACGAAAAGGTATTGAGATTCCAAGTGCTGTACGTGCAAAAGGTGAAATTCTCAATATTATTAAAGAATCTGAATAATGCGCTATTGTCAGTTTGAAGGTTGCTCTAATACAACAGAAAAAGGGGCTTATTGTTCCGAACATGCTAGGAAGTCTAGAAAAAAGAAAAAACCAAGCAATGTTTATCATCATGACAACAAATCATTTTATCGAACAAAAGCATGGCAAGATGTCGCTGACTTTGTCTATGAAAGAGAAAACGGCTGTTGTCAAAGGTGTGGTCGTTTTGTGTTTGGAAGGCAAGCACATCGGCATCATATAATACCAATCAAGAAGAACGAAATGCTCAAACTTGATCCAAACAATATTCGTTTATTGTGTCCAAAGTGTCATGTGATTGAGGAAAATGAAGCGGATGAGAAAAAAGTTTTTCCATCTTATTTTAAAAAATGAAGCCCCCCTATCAAATTCGATTCAAATTTTTTGTCGGGGGATAGGGTAGGGGGCAGTCACGCGTGTCGTTAGGTCAAAAATTTTAAAAATAAAAGGGGGGTGTATAAAAAAATGACCACAAAAGCGCAACGCAAAGCGATTATTGATGAAAAAGTTAATCACGAAAAAACGCGAATTTTAGAAATTATGCGCAAGTCTGATTTATACACTATTACTCTTGATCCATTGATTGAATCATACTTGGATATTTTTGAAGTTTACCAATACAAATACATGCTGTGGAAAGAAAAAGGATTTCCCGAAACCCAAAAAACAACAAACAAGGCTGGAGCTACTAACAATAGCAAGCATCCACTAGCGCAACAAGTCGAAGTTTGGGCCGATAAAAAAATGAAAGCATTGGATTTATTAGGATTGACCAATAAGTCAAAAACAGGCAGACAAATTACTGGTGGTTCAACAGCTAGAGCAGATGAAGAAATGAAACGGCCAGAAGAAAAGCCTGTAGATGAATTGGCAGAACATCGGAAAAAATGGCGTAAAAAGGCAGGGAATGAAACATGATTGAACCTGGTGTAAATTATGCTGATTTATTTGCGGAAGAAGTTCGAAAACATCCTAAGAAATATCCGAAAACGGTTCGTTTAGCAATAGATCGTTGGTATCGATGGAAGAAACGAAAAGATATTTGGTTTGATGTTGATCGTGCAAATGAAATGATGGACTGGGTAGAATCTTTTATTGTTCATACAAAAGGCGATATGGTAGGTAAACCATTTCTTTTAGAGCCATGGGAAAAATTCATTTATTCTTGGATTTATGGCTGGGGAAAAGAAAATGAAAAAGGGCAAGTAGTCCGTGTTACTCGTGAGGCATACGTACAAATACCAAAGAAAAATGGGAAAACATTAATAGCCGTAGGGGCGTTGGGATATGCTATGTATGGCGAAGGTGCCTTATCTGTCGATTGCTATGCATGTGCTTCTGATTTTGCGCAAGCTCAGTATGCTGCTAAGCCTTTTGCCGCTACTATCCTAAATAATCCAGTGCTATTAGATGGGACTAAAATATTTAAAGGTCCAAAAGGCACCGTTTCAAGTATTACGTATGACTATTTACATGGAGATATGGCTTATACAAATAAGTTTATTGTTCAGACAAAAAACATTGATAACATAGAAGGTTCCAATCCATATTTTGTTTTAAATGATGAGCTGCATAAACAAGAGAAAATGGAGCAGTACGATAACTTTAAATCTGCACAAATTTCATTGCCACAGCCGTTAATGTTTAATATTTCTACAGCTGGTAAAGGAAGTAGTTCGGTTGGTATTCGTGTTTATAAAGAAGCAAAAGAAGTTTTGAAGCGTGATGATAATGATTCAAACTTTGTTTTGATTTATGAACCAAATAAAGGATACGATTGGACAGATAAAAAAGTTTGGGAAATGTGCAATCCTAACTGGGGAATATCTGTTGATTTGTCTGCTTTAGAATCAGCCTTTAAAACTGCGCAACGTTCCGCTCACTCGAAAGCTGAATTTTTAACGAAGCATTTAGATGTGTTTGTGAATGGTGCAGATAATTTCTTTGAACAAGATCAAGTGGAACCGTGTTTGGTTCCCACAAATGAATTAGGAAACTTAAGTGGCGAGCCATGTTGGATTGGTTTGGACTTATCTAAAAGCCGAGATTTAACTTGTGTATCATTAAATTTTCCTACATGGGATGCCGAAGGAAAAGCGATACTCAAAGTAAAACAATTATATTTTATTCCTAGTGAAAATATTGATTTTCGAGAAAAGGAAGATAATGTGCCGTATTCTGAATTAGCAGAACAAGGATTTGTTGAATTTTGTGATGGTAAGTTAATTGACCAAGAACAAATATTTCATTTTATTGAAGATTGCATGGATTTTTATGATGTTCAACAAGTTAATTATGATCCAGCGATGAGTGACCGATTAGTTGAAAAATTGGAAAATTTAGGCTTGGAATGTGTGCAAGTTGATCAGTATGCAAGAGTATTGAACTCGCCGCTTGAAGATGCCGAGCGATTATTTTATGAGCAAAGGATTATGTTTGATAATCCTTTATTTTTGTATTGCGCTTTAAATGTGGTTGTCAAAATGGATTTTCAAGGCCGTAAAGTACCAAGTAAAAACCAGTCAAAGAGAAAGATCGATGGATTTGTTGCTTTCCTTTGTGCGCATAAGGAAACAATGGATCAAATGATTGATGTCAACGAAGATGATATGGATGAATATTTAGATTCTATCTATCGATAATAGAAAGGCGGTGAGATTTTGAAGCTAAGAGATAGACTTTCAAATGCTGTATATGGATTTTTGGAAAAGCGTGGCTGGATTGAAGATATTTATGGCAATGTAACAAGATATTCACAACGTTTTGTTAACGATTCTTCTATTATGGAATCGTCTGATGTTTATGAATTGGTACAAGATATTTCTAATCAAGTTGCACTAGCAGAGCCAGTAGTGATTGGCCCTGATGGCGAAGAAGTCAAAAACCATTTCTTGCTAAACATATTGAAAAATCCTAATGATTATTTAACTGGTTTTGAATTTGCAAAGCTTGAAACAAATACATTGTTAATCAATGGAGAAGCTTTTCCTATTACAGATAATGACCAGTTACATTTAGGATATGGTGTTCAAACGAAATTAGATGATCGTTTGATTGAAAAATTTTCAATGAATGGCCAACCAATACCAGGGAGTATGATTCGTCATATAAAAAATATTGGTGTGGATTCCTTAAAAGGTGCTGGAATTATTGATCTTGCAAAAAGCACGTTAGAAGGCGTTTTAAGTGCTGAAAAGGTTTTGACAGAAAAATATAAGAAAGGCGGCTTGCTCGCTTTCTTGTTAAAGCTGGATGCGCATATCAATCCAAATAACAGCGCTCAACAAAAGATAGTAAAAGCTATTTTAAATCAGTTGGAAGAAACGCAAGATAATGATAGTCATTCAGTTAAAATGATTCCTTTGGGCAAAGGATACTCAATTGATACTTTAAAAAGCCCAATTGATGATGCAGCTATTCTTAATTATTTGGGTGTTTACAAAAAAGACCTAGGAAAATTTTTAGGAATAGATGTAAATACTTATCAAGCATTAATGAGAACAGATATTGAAAAAGCAATGATGTATCTGCACAACAAAGCAATTAAACCAATATTAAAAAATAAGAGCGAGCATTACTCGGCTCTTTTTTTTGTACCTAATTCTGGTTATCGAGTGGAATGGAAAATTAATATTTTGGACTTTGTACCTTATTCCACCAAAACAAATATTGGGTACAACATTGTTCGAACAGGTATTACCAGTCCTGATAATGTGGCAGAAATGCTTGGTTTTCCTAGACAAAATACTGAAGCAACACAAGCCGTCTATATTTCAAATGATTTAACGGAAATCGGCAAAAAGAATGCTACCGATAATTCATTGACAACAGAGGATGACTTGAAGGGAGGTGGTAAGAATGAAGAAACAGGAAATTCGGACATTTGACATCACAAACCTTAAAACAAGAAGCGAAGAAGATAGTCAAACACAGATTGTTACTGGCTATGCGGCGGTGTTTAATAGTCCAACAGAATTATGGGAAGGCCTAAATGAAGTGATTAAGCCTGGAGCTTTCAGTCGTGCTTTGTCAAATTCTGATGTTCGTTGTTTATTCGATCATGACTGGGGCAAAGTATTAGGGCGCACAAGAAGTGGAACTTTGAAACTTGAAGAAGATGATAAGGGACTACGATTTGAAGTTGAGTTGCCCAATACAACCGTTGCCAATGACTTGATTCAATCAATGTCACGTGGGGACATTAATCAGTGTAGCTTTGGTTTTTATCCAACGGAAGAAACTTGGGATTATAGTTCAGAACCAGTTTTAAGAACTATCCATGAAGTCGAATTGTATGAAGTTTCTATTGTTTCTTTACCTGCTTATGAAGATACAGAAGCAGCACTATCAAGAAACAAACAAGAAATGAAGCAAGATATTAAAACTAGAAAAAAATTAATTGAAAAAATCAAAACAGCGCTTGAAGCGTAGGAGGAATTTATTATGAACAAAGAATTATTGCGTCAATTACAAGCTCGTCACGAGAAACGATTAAGTGATTTACAAGGCAAAATTGAATCTGGAGAAGTGCGTGAAGTAGATTTAGATTCAGTTAATGAAGAAATTGATGGTTTAATCGATGAATTAAAAGCCATTAAAGCTGAATTAGGGGATGATAATTCAGAATCTGGTGATGGTGAAGGCGATGACGGAACCGCTAAATCTGATAATACTGATGATGAAAATAAAGAAGATCGTGAGAAAGATACGAACGGAAACAACGATGATAAAAACGAAGAAAATCGTGGCGGCATGATTAGCCAAGAACAGCGTGATGGCTTGTTACGCACAATTCATGAAGGAATGGAGGCTAGAAATGCGATGTCTAATGAACAACGTGAAAAACAAATTCGTAAAGCATTTGCTGATTTTGTTATTGGTAATATTTCAGAAAGTGAAGCACGTGCATTAGGTATTGAAACAGGCAATGGTTCAGTGACAGTACCAGAAGTAATTGCATCCGAAGTGATTTCTTATGCTCAAGAAGAAAACTTATTGCGTAAATACGGAACAGTGATTCGCACGGCTGGCGATGTGAAATATCCAATTCTTGTGAAAAAAGCAGAGGCTAATGTAAACAAAAAAGAACGTACGACAGATATTGCTGAAACAGCGATTCAATTTGACGAAATTTTACTTGATCCAGCAGAATTTGATGCATTGGCAACTGTAACGAAAAAACTATTAAAAATGTCTGGTGTGCCAGTAGAAGATATTGTTGTAGAAGAATTGAAAAAAGCATATGTTCGCAAAGAAATTAATTATATGTTTAATGGCGACGATGCAGGAAATGAAAACCCAGGAGCTTTAGCTAAAAAAGCTGTTGCATTTGAAAAACCTGTAGATTTAACAGCTGCAGGTGCTGGTCAAAAATTATATGATGCATTGATTGAATTTAAAAATACACCAGTAACAGAAGTAATGAAAAAAGGTCGTTTTATTATTAATCGTGCAGCTTTAACTGCTATTGAAAAAATGAAAACAGATGATGGATTCCCATTGTTACGACCATTCACGCAAGCAGAAGGTGGTATTGGTTATCAATTAGTTGGTTATCCAGTTGATTGGACCGATGCAGCAGATAAAAAAGGTGAACCAGATACACCAGTATTATATTTTGGTGATTTTTCTGCTTTCAAAATTCAAGAAGTTATTGGAGCGTTAGAAATTCAAAAATTGGTTGAAAAATTCTCTGGAAAAAATCAAGTTGGTTTCCAAATTTACAACTTGTTAGATGGCCAATTAGTTTACTCACCATTCGAGCCAGCTGTTTATCGTTATGAAATTACAAAACCAGTAGGTGGTTAATGTGAATAACGAAGCTGAAACATTATCTTTAGAAGAAAAATTCAAAGCACATATTCATTTTGAAGAGGGGATGGATGATTCCATGCTCTCTTTTTATTTAAATATGGCAAAAAATTATGTAAAAACTGCAACTGGAGGGCAAGAAGAATATTTAATTTTGATGGTTGCTGGTATTGCTTATGAATATCGTGTTTCAGAAGATGAATTAGATAAGGCGTTGAATGCGATCACGCCATTTATCATCCAAGGAGTGATTCAACATGCCGAAGAGGCAGACGAATAGGTTTCGATGGAAAGCGGACTTGCTAAATGTAAAAGAAGAAACAGATTCGAACGATAAAGTAGTTACGACCTATAAACTTAATAGGCTTTTATGGTACGAAGATATTGGAGTAACTGCACAAGAAAAATATCTTTCACAGCAAGCCAAAACAGACGTTGTCAGACGGATTAAAGTGAGATTGGATAAATCTATCACAGAAAAGTTTAGCGCTGTTAGAATCGATTCTGTGACCTATAAAATCACTCGTATTTACACAAATATGGATAAACGAGAAATGGAGTTGAGTTTGGCTTATGTCGATTAGTTTTGAAAAATTGAGAATAACTCTGAAATCAGTAGGCGTACCTGTGACACGTGATAAAGCGGAAAAAGGAACGGACTATCCATATATTGTTTATTCAAATGTTAGTCAAGGTAAAAAAATGGCATCGTCTAAAGTGCATAGACGAATGCCCTACTATCAAATCTCTTTTTATACAACAGGTACTGAAAAGGATTTAATTGCTTTAGAAAATGCATTGGAGGAAGCTGGTATTCCTTACACTGATTTTGTAGGCATTCAAGGCGATGAAAATGATGATACTGTGACAAATTTTTACACATATGTGAGGTGTATTGAAGATGGAAAATAATAATGGTTTTGCAGATATGGCAGACTATTTAGGAAAGCTTTCGCAAGTAGATGCGACAAAATTATCAATAGAATCATTAACCGCTGCAGCTAATTTTTATATGGAAAAATTACTACCCAATATACCTAAATCGCTTCTAAAAAAGAAGCACATGGTTGATCAAGTGAAAGTAAATATTAAAGATAATGAAGTACAAGTAGCTTTTGAAGATACAGCTTTTTATTGGCGATTCGCTGAAAATGGAACAGTAAATCAAAAAGCGCAACATTTTGCCAGTGGAACATTTGAACAAAATAAAGATCAAATTGAAAAAATTATGACTCAACAAATATTAGATTTATGGAAAGGATGAGTAAATTGGGAAAACAAGATGTGTATTATTTTGAAGGCTTAGATGACATCTTAATTGCCATGATGACCACAAAAGATGCAGTAGGTACAGAACCAGCATTTGGCGAGGTTGTTCGTTTGCCAATAGCCACAAAATTGGGAATTAAAGGAAATGGAACAGCTTTAGAAAAATGGGCATCAAGTAAAATGTTCCGACGCGTAAGTCGTGAAACGAAACATGAAATTGCGCTAGATCATGTGGGCATTCCTATTGCGGTGATGGATGAAATAAAAGGATTAATCGCTCAAAGTGGAGTGACTTTTGGTAAAAACACTGCGCGAGAATTTCCTTATTTTGCCTTTGGGTTTATCGGAAATATTGAAAATGGTGGAAAAAAAGCTGTTTGGTATCCTAAAACGCAGTTATCAAATGTTATTGATGAAGAATACACTACTGCAGAAGATGAAACCAAAATTGATGATGTAACTGCTAACTTTGTTTCAACTGGTTTAACATACAATAATGTTATGTATTCAAGTTTTGATTCTAATCGGGATAGTGCTTCAATAGAACTATTTGAAAAATTTATCGCACAACCTGTTTATGACGAAGAACAATGGAAGAAACTAGCAGGTCCTTCACGTGGAGGTGGCAGTGAATAATGGCAAAATTAGCGGATTATGGGATTGTTATTTCAGATACACCCACAGTTACTATTCAAGGGCATCAGTTTCCCATTTTGTTAACGATGGAAACAATGGAGTATATTGCTGATGTTTATGATGATGACTATTCAAAATTTGAAGCAGATAT